AAATGCAATAAGGTCAAGTAGGGCTACATACTCACTGCTTTCAATGAAATCATTAAAATCTTCAGCATAATAGGTCTTGACATAATCAACCATAACCTTGCGCAGAGTTTCAAAGTCGTAACTTTGGAAATCGGCATTAGAAAATGTTGTATATATTTTCTTCCAATCTTCCGCAGCAAAGATATTAGTTTGACGAGCATTAGTAGCCATTTATAAACCTCTTATTATTTATTTTAAGAATTATATACGACTATTAAAGTACGTAAAGTCTGCTGCTTGACTTATCAAATAGCACACTTAAATCTGCTACTTTATTGTCAGTGGTAAATTGAAGAGAAAAATTTAGTACAAGTCCATGACCATCTGGACTTTCTTGCACAATTGTTTGACTAACAACATTGAATCTTGGGTCATATGCAATTATTCTATCAATATCTTGCTTAATTTCATTCTTTAATGCTGGTGTAAGAGGATCAAAAAGTCGATTCCAAATAATACAACCAATATTTGGATTGTGAAGTTTTTCACCCTTACGAATCTGCAAATGATTTAATAAATCTTGGACTATGAGATCATTGTCACTGATCGCATAGGGTCCAAAATCACGATTAACTGAACTATAACCTTTATATGTTACCATATTAATATTTACCCATTAACAACTTGCTGCTCCTTGCCCAGTAGCAGCACTGCCTCCAGGCGTTCCTTGAGCACCGCCCGGTGCCGCACTGCCTGCGCCAGGTGCTTTTGTATCAGCAGTGATTGGTGCGGTTGGTTGCGATGCATCAGCATGCACTACTTCATTAGTTCTTGGATCATACTTTAATTCTCCAGTATCAGAACTTGGAGCAGAACTGAAACTGCTTCCGCCGCCAGTACCTGATACTGAGCTTGGTCCACCGCTCATACTATCGCCGCCGCCAGTACCTGATACTATACTTGGTCCTTCACTCATGCTGCTGCCACTGCCTGTACCAGTTGGACTTGAATCATAATACATATATGAATTGTCCGTTGCAGTTGGACTTGAGGTGTTATACATGTATGATGTATCACGATCATATGTAGTATCAGCCGCACTAGATTGTAAAGTGCCGCTATCTTCAATTGATTTAATACCGCTGGCACCAATTTCAGAAAGTGAACTTGGCGTTTGCCCTTGGTCAAACAGTGTTTTCACTGTGCTGTCTTGAATTACTACATTATTACCAGCGTCATCCTTGCCGATATATTGATACTGACCACTTGCCACATCATATGTTCGTTGTAACCCAGGTACTGAGTTATAACTTGGTGGGTTATATTCTGTATTGATACTGCCACCTGGTTCATATGCAGTTGAATCACTGTTACGTGGATAACCTGATGCATAATAAGAGTTACTATCTGCTTCTATTTGCGCAGAGACTGATCCAGTTGCATCACCAGGTTGCTTATCAAGAAGAGGCGATGTTGCGATAATAGTATCTTTTTGACTTTGTAATGTAGCAACATCGTTTTGATATGCGATAGTTCTTGGATCATTGGGACCAAAAGTATCCAATGCATTATTATATTGAGTAGTTTTATTAGTAAGTTGTGAATCAAGTGTGTTAATTTTGTCTTGTGGTGTTGGTTGTGACACAGTAACATTTGTTGATATGCCATTATAACCAGTTCCACTGCCAATAGTTTGTCCTCTTAACTCTGCTTGTTGCGCAGGATCAAGTAAATTGCGACCGTTGCTTGTTGCAACAGTATCTAAGCTATCTGGACGAGTTGGTGGAATCGGAACATCTGCGGGAGGATCAACCTTTGTTACAGCACCGGGTACCTGAACACCATTTGGTGAATAACCATTTGCTGCACTCTTTGCAACATAAAATTTGTCTGCACTCTCTGGACCATTTCCATTTAAAATTACACGTGGTCCGCATGCTTTGCCACTATATTGATCTTGAACTATCATGCCATCACGGTTTCCGTTAGCATCATAGTGATAATCAAGGAAAACTGCAGTATGGCTTTGACCGCTTACACCACCACTGCCAGGCGGTGCATAAGCAGGATTTCCATTTGCATCTGTAAAGTTAGTTGTAATAATCACTGTTCCTGCCTTGATATCGTTTAGAGAAGAACCCATTACATTTTGACCTTGTTGCAGACTTGACATTGTGCCAAAGTTTGGTATAGTAGATTGTGCAAGAGCAGCACATTGTCCATTACCAAATACTTTGCCATTTAAATCTGCAAACACGCCTGTATTTTGTGCAATTGCGCTGCCCGTATTAGAAGTATTATATCCACTGCCTATAGTTTGACGAATAGTATTACCAACGCTTGCTCCAACATCAGCAGCTACGGTTCCAACAACATTGTTGAGAACGCTATTGAGAATATAGTTGCCAATCTGTTGCATTGGACTTGCGCCGCTGTTTACAAGGTTGTTATTAGTTGCTGGATTAACAAAGCCACTATATGGATTTGCACCACTGCTATTTTGCCAAGGCTTAGTAACTGGCTGTGCACCGTTAAGGAAAGTTTTAATATCAATGTTTAGACTTAATGCGCAACCATTTGCTACTTGGTCATAGGTATAAATGATACGACCTTGAATATACTTTATAATATTTGCTGCCCAACCAATACGAGTAGTTGGGTCTTTAAGTGCCACATAATCGTTTGGTCCAATGCCTAAATTATTCTGCATAAAACGAGCAGCATCAACAACTCGTGGGTCTTGTAGATTAGTTGCCTTCAAGTATTGTTGTAACAACTGTGCACACACTGTGCTTGGATTAGCAGCAAAACTATCAAATAAGGTAATAAGAGCAGCAATTCCTTGTTCTGGTCTTGCATATACTGCTAAATTATGTGCAAATCCAACTGCATACGCATCGCCGCTGACATATTGTAGATTGCCAGGATTGTTTTGCAATTCTCCAGTGCTATATTCTGGACTACTGTTGTTATCAGAACTTAAATTGGTTATATCAAAGTATGCACCGCCACCAAAAGTAAGATTTTGAACAAGTGCGGCAGCAGCATAACTTATACCAGTTTGAACAAAACCAGCAGGCGCATAATTTCCAATTGGGTTGCCTTGTCCTTGTAAACCAGGAGGATTGTTTGTATAAACAATAGGCGGAATATTGTTAGTCATTGGACCATAACTTGGTTGAACGCCACCATTGCCAAAATTATTAGGTGCACCATATGGACCAGATGCGCCAGTTGCTTGACCTTGCTGTGAACCATAAGGTTGCTGTGCTTGTGGATTTGGCGGTGAGGCACGACCACTAAATGTTTCTTTGCTTGGCATTCCTTGTGGCGGAGTTGCCTTGCCTGCTTCCATTGCTTTTGTTGCTGCCTTTGTATTAATGGTATGACAAGCACCCTCGGCATCAATGTGCCCATCACTCTTTATCTGTAAACAAGCATCGCCAGTTAGATAAGAATTTTTACCTTTCAAATGCAATGCTGTTTTACCAGTCATCTTTGCGTTGCCATCTGCCAACACATTAACATCTTTTCCTTGTATATTAAGCGCACCATCGCTTACAATATCAACCGTTGCGCCATGTAATTTGAGTGCACCCTTAGTTTCTACGTTAACTTCACTTTGTGCAAAAATGTTTACTTTGCTGCCACTATAAACATTCATGTCGCCTTGTGAGTTAATTTCTACCCAACCAGTGCCTTTACTATTGATAACATAGATGAAGTCTTTGGTATCATTCATCATAATCATATGACCGCCGCTAGTGCGGAAACGCATCATTTGATTTTTGCCATTTATATCGCCATCATCCATAATAAATGTGTGACCACCTTTGCGACCACGAACACCTATTTCGGTTGTGCCTTCACCAACACTACTTGTATCGGTAGGACTCTTTGCAGTACTGAGTGGTTGACCAGGCGTACTAATACCAAATACACTACTAGGCGTTTCACGGAATGCACTACTAGTGCCTGGTCCACGATCAGGGTCTTTTAATAATCCTTGTTTATCCCATATTGCTTCTTGATATTGATGAACATTGCGCTGGTGTGAAGAAAAATTTTGTAAATCACCAGGCGTACTACTACCATCATAAAAATCTACAACAGGAGAAGGGACACCGCTGTTACCGCCAGCAGCACTTATGCCAGGAACCATATGTAAACTTGGCCACTCAGGAATACAACCAAACCAAAATCCATTAAATGGATTGCCGTTAGCAAATGTACAAAGAACTTTAACACCAATATCAGGCGGAACAAACCACATACCATAACTATGTGGATTGCCAGCATAATCTTTATTATCACGAATATCTGTTACGCCGTAAAAAGGCGTACAGTAACTCATAGTTCT